AATGAACTTGTTGCAGCTGCAACTGCGGTACCAATGTCAGTTGAGGTTTGTACTTCTAATTCTACAACATCGGATGCTAAAGAGGTTAACGAAGAATCGGTTGCGACAATCATTGCGGTCAATGAACTTGTTGCAGTTGCTACTGCATCACCAATGTCAGTTGACGTTTGTACTTGCAAGGTAGTTACATCAGATGCAAGTACAGTAAGAGAAGAATCGGTTTGGTCGATACGTGCAGTTAGAGTACTGTTTGCAGATGCAATACTGTTCTCTAAGGTTACTCTAAGATCTACGATGTCTTGAGAAAGTACCGTGATGTCAACTCCATTAACATCGATGTATGTTTGCAGGACAGATCTTGCTGTCGCACTTGCGTCTACATCACTGTCAATGATTGTATCAATAACATCTAATCGTTCTATCAAAGTTGTGATGTTTGCTAAAGTAGCGGAATCTACTCCGCCACCGCCACCTCCGCTTCCTATCTGATCGCTCACAGAAGAATTGATTAGATTGATAAGATCTTCGAGAGAAATTCCACCAGAATCAGTTAACTGAAGTAGAGTATATAGCTCACTAAAATTGTCATTGATCTTATCACCGGCAACTCTAAGTGTATCACCACTATTACTGTTTGCAGCTGCACCCAATCCTATGATTTGTCTAGTCATTACATTTTCCTAAATTTTATTTGTTTTTATATGGTACATATTAAGATACCAGAATTAGTATATCCGTATTGTTTATGCAACTACTACTCTTATAAGGTTGTTTCTGCTTCGTCAGCATCAGTGGAAAATGCATTATCCGACATGTATATATTTTGATTCGCCATAGATACGGAAGTTGGGGATGCCCATTCTGCAATAGTTCCGTAAATCTCTTCCATTCTTTCTAGAGTCAAATATTGATACTGGTCTAGTATCTTCGCAGAACTGAGAATAAACTCCGCGTCTGTCGCATCCGTCTCATTCATAGTCAACAATGCATATTGTGTATCAGCAAGAGGGGAAGCGTGACTGACAAGGTATAGTGGAGCTTCAGATGGTGCAAGTGGATCTGTCGTCAATCCAGCACGAACATTAATTACTCCCAAGCTTTGGATTACTACGTCTGCTGCTAAATGGAATCCAGCTGGGTGAACCAACTTCTTGTAGAGATCTTCGTAATCACTAAAGGATATACCTGTTTTCAAAAGAACTGAAAATATCTGATACCTCTTATCGTCTTGAATATAATGTAATGATCCCGGCCCTACTAAAGAACCACCCAATTTATCATTCAATATGAAGATATCTTTCTTTGGGTAAGTTACTTCAATATCTTCGTTGAAGAATGCTTTAAAGAAATGCTCTGCGGATATCTGTGTACCTTTAGCACGATATAGATCCGAAAGAAGCCGAGTCATCAACCGAGGATTCTGATAGAATGAAGACGATTCTAAACCACTACTTATCTCTCCTATTAAAAGATCTAGATGTTTTATATCAGTTGATGATATGTTTCTTAAATCGAATAAGTTTTGAATTTGATCGTTGAATGAAGCAGAACCATCTTCTCCAGTATAGTCGTAATACGCCTCTATGAATCTAATAAGATCAGGGTATTCTTCTTGATAGAATTCCGGAAGAATCTGAGTTACATTATTCTGGTGGAACTTAGTATTCGTTCTGTACTGATTGGCGAGAAACTGTGACATTACAATATAACCTTAGTGACTCCGGAATCGACTTTACCGTCGGTGGTAGATGTTTCGCTATCCAAACTGAAGATGTAGTTTCTCAGTGGATTAATTGTGCTCTGGTTTGCAGGGGTTGCGCTTACCTTTATACCATCACCTAAGTACCCAGACTTGTCCACGCGTAATGCATTTATGACAACCTTACCCTTGGCAGGATCATATGAACCTATATTAGGTATCTTTACAACACCCTCTAGATCTACTACTTGTAGTCGGGTTGAACCAATTACATTATTTATCAATACGTTCTGACCCTTCGACTTGAATATGGTCGTCGTTATTATATGTTCGTCTTTATCTGCTGCAGCTAAAATGACTGGGAAATTAAGTGTATAGTCCTGTTCGATGTATGTGTCGAACGCGATACCTGCTGCTACCTGAGCTGCTTCAAGATCTGCAACCAGTTCAGTAATATTGATTGTTTGCTGTACCTTAACATCCATCCTAGAGTTTAGAATAGCACTAGAGAGATTGTCTATCGATGTTAATATATTCGAACGTCGGAACACTGAATTGAATTGGTTCAGATTAACGCTCATGTAACTTTGGATAAGTTCATTGACCTGTGTCTCTAGAACTTCTTCGGATGTCGTATTTTTAATAGGATCTATGTTGAAGGATGTCCTTAATTCTAGGTTAGTGATCTGAGGTTTAACGAACACCGTATCAATAGACATGATAGATAGATTAGAAGTCAATTGATCTTTAATCATTCCTTCGACCATTATCTTAGAAGAGTCGTCCACACCATCTAGGAAGTTTAGACTGACGAATACTTTACCGTACTGTGGGGGAACGTTGTCGTTACCACCCCATGTCGCCACGTCCTTAACATATGCACCATACTTACTTTGAATCATACCTGCGTAATCTTCTGCGGTAACCAATCGGTTCTGCGCAGAGTATGCAAGAGGAGCATTCAACTTGATCGACTGTATAGACTCGATACCTGAACCACCAGCAGAATTAGAAACTGTAGTTACATTCACTACGTAGTCTGTACCAGTATACTCATTTAGGGAGAACAGTTTTGCACCGTTTGCAGCTGCTCCGTGAGTCGCAATATAGTCTACCTTAATAACGTTACCCGTTTCTGGTCTAGTTCCTAATACGTTCCCGTCTCCAAATACAATCTCGTAGTTACCATTATGTGACTCACGTACCATGTACACACGAGAGTTGTCGTCAATAGTAGCAACCTCTTTAATGTTTAGGTATATGTTAGACAGGTTAGTTGTACCATTAGGGAACACGTTGACCAACATGGTAGAAGTGTCTATAGTGCTTTCCGGTATTACGTAAGGTACATCGATGTTTTTATCAGCAAGGAAGGTTTTGGATTTATTCTTACCTTCTACTAGAGTTACTCCAGTGAAGGTGAATGTATTACTATCCACGGCCTTGACCGCACTATAATTCTCTATAGTGAAGAACTCATAGTTGGTCTCATCAATAGAAGCAAAGAAACTTGTACCCCTAGGTAGGGTAAAGGTTGAAGGGGGTGTTGGTATCGTGATGGTCACATCAACCTTAGCACGAGCAGCAGTAACGGACTTAGGGAAGTACCCTAGACTCTCTGCATGGGATATAACAGACGAACGTAACTGAGAGGTACTTAGAAACGACTCGTTGATAGACATGTTAGCGATAAGACCATTGATATGGGTATTGTATGCTAGTACATCTAGAATGTTAGACAGACCACTCGCATCAAAATCATAGTCCTCAAACTCCCCACTATTTCGGAAGTATGTCTTTAGTTTGGACTTGATATCATAAAAATCTAAGTCAGAAGTATTAATAGTCATTTATCTTGCCCTTGCAATAGTTAGACCTAGTGTGACAACTTTGGTGGTATTAACCACACCAAATATTATCGTTAGGTCTGCCGAATTATAATCTGGTCTAATAGTAACCTTTACATCTTGTAGTTCCGCTCTAGGTTCATAGTTGGCTATGGTAGAACGTACTCGTGACACTATGTCTTCCTCGTCCAAGTCGGTAGATAGGGAGAATAGTATACCGTCCAACCCTGCACCATAATACGGACGAAATGGCATAGACCCCTTCTCTGTCATTAAGAGGTTCTTTACAGATTGACGGACTGCGTTAGCATCTGTCTTCTTGTAGATGTCGCCTGTAGTAGGATTCGGTATGAAAGAACAGTCGATATCTTTATTGATACGATCGATCGAGGTTGTGATCGGTTTGTTCTGTAGGTTACCGTCTTCTATCGAGAATGCTTTTGCCATAATGGTTTAACTCTTTTCATACTATTTATACATAAACTGCAACATCAATTTCAGGTAATCTTAACTGAATACCTTCCTTTTACTTTTAATATCTCTAATGGCAGTCTTAATAGCATCTTCTGCCAGTACCGAACAATGTATTTTTACTGGAGGTAATGCTAACTCCAATGCTAGATCGGTATTCTTTATTAGCATTGCATCATCTAAGTGTTTACCCTTGACCCATTCGGTCAGTAACGAACTAGATGCAATTGCTGATCCGCAACCATAGGTCTTGAACTTCGCGTCTTCTATGATACCGTCATCGTTCACTAGTATCTGTAGTCGCATAACATCACCGCATGCTGGTGCACCCACCATACCTGTTCCGACGTTAACAGACTTCTCGTCCATCACTCCGACGTTCCTAGGGTTCTCGTAATGATCTAGTAGCTTCTCACTGTATGCCATTAGGTATGACCTCTCCAATTTCAGGTAATTCAGGTAGCGTTAAATCTATTGACAAAGGAACTCCGATCAGCTCCAATACATCACAGAATGTTAGTGTTAGGAAGTCAAGTAGTGAACCTAATCCGATTGCGTCTAGGAACGACTTGATCTTCTTGATCCATAGGTTGATCAGTTCTTTCTGCCATTGTATGAACCAATCTCTAGCCGCACGTACCATTTCGTTTATCTGGTCTTCCGGTACTACCACATTGGTATCGATCTCACCCCCAATGATATCCAGAAGAGACATACCGAACAAGGACACCCCTTTGAGTTGATCGACGATGAACCCATTGACCGTGAAGTTTGCGATATCATCTTTTATTTTAACAATCTGGTCATCTATCTGTTTCTTAATATCACCCGTTGATGTCTTTG